AGATATCCTGTTAACGATTATAAATTTATTCCATATTCTACAATGGGTATTATGGCTAAAGAGTTAGAAATGACTCAAATGGTACAAATGTTACAAACTATACCGCAAGACTCACCTGCATTTAATGTTATTTTGTTAGCATTGTTCCAAAACTCATCAATACATAATAGAGATCAGATTGTTAATGCCCTAATGCAAGGTGGTGAGCCAGATCCACAAATGGAAGAAATGCAACAAATGGGTATGCAAATAGAAATGCAGCAATTACAGGCTAATGTACAGAAAACACTAGCTGAAGCTAAAGAAGAAGAGGCACAAGCTATATTACATCAAGCTGATGCTATGAGCAAACAGCCAAATGATATAGATGTGCAAGAAAAGATACTTAAATTGCAAAAAGATTCTATAGCTATTGAAAAAGGCATTGCAGATATTGAAAATATGCGTTCTGAAACTGCCAGAAACATACCAGAAGTAGAACATTTGCAATCTGAAACAATTTTAAACCTAGCCAAAGCTAGGGAAGCAGGAAAGAAAACACAGGTAACTAATACCGTACAATAAAATGCCAAAAACAGATGAAAAGTTTTTAGTTGACAGACTAGAAATGACAGAAACAGAAGGCTTTATAGATTTAGTTGCCGATTTAAAGAATTTAGAAGAAAGTATTGGTAATTTAAACAATATTAATTCTGAACAAGACCTTTGGGTAATCAAAGGTCAGTTGCGTATCATAAATTTCATTGTAAATTTAGAAAATGCAACACACCTAGCGTTGGAAGAACTCCAAGACGGAAATTCAACATAAATCAACCTTCACAATCCTGAAGAGGACGGAGAACACAATGAGTGAAAGTATAGTAGTAGATGAAGCACCTCTACAAGAGGAACCGATAACAGAAACACAGGAAGATCAAGTAACACAAGAGGCACAGACGGAGGAAACTTCACAATCTGAACCTGATATTCCTGCAAAGTATGCTGGTAAATCAATGGCAGAGGTTATTGAAATGCAACAAGAGGCTGAAAAGCTAATGAGTAGACAGGCTGATGAACTTGGCCAACAAAGAAAGTTAGTTCAAAGTTTACTTGATGCACAAAATAAAGCTAATGAAGCTGCTCCACCAGAAGAACCTGTAATACAGGAGGACAACTTTTATGACGATCCAGTTTCGGCTGTGAATAAAGCCATAGAAAACCACCCTGATGTTATAAAGGCCAGAGAAGAAAGAATGGGTAACATGCAGAAGCATAATTTGGAGGCTTTAGACAAAGCATATCCAGAATGGCAGAAAACTGTTGCAGATTCTTCTTTTCAAAAATTTATTGGTGATAGTGCAACCAGAACAGAAATGTTTCGTAAAGCTGATACTGAATATAGATCAGATTTAGCAATTGAACTTTTTGATTGGTATTCTCAGACTAAATTGTCTGGAGCCACACAAGAAGCAGTAGCTGAAGAAAAGTCTAAGATTAAGAAACAGATGAAACAAACAAGTTCTGAAAGCAGAACATCATCAGATTCTGTAGGTGGGAAGAAGGTTTACCGTAGAGCTGATTTAATCAATCTACAGGTAACAGATCCTAACCGATACGCATCGTTGGCAGATGAAATTCAGTCAGCATACGCAGAAGGAAGGGTTAAATAATAATACTATAATAGGAGAAGTAAAATGGCTTTGGGTACAAACCAAGTAACGACTGCCGTAGCTAATAACTTCATCCCCGAGTTGTGGAGTGATGAAGTAATAGGTGCGTATAAGTCAAATCTAGTGGTTGCCAATTTAGTTACTAAGCTATCTCACAAAGGTAAAAAAGGCGATACTATCTATATCCCTGTACCAGCGAGAGGAAGTGCAAGTGCTAAAGCAGCAAACACACAAGTAACACTATCAGCAGCTACCAACACAAAGGTAACTGTGTCTATCGACAAGCACTACGAATACTCAAAATTAATTGAGGACATCGCAGAGGTACAAGCACTAGCAAGTATGCGTAAGTTTTATACTGACGATGCTGGTTATGCTCTTGCCAAGCAAGTTGATACTGATCTTTTTGCTCTTACAGAAGGGTTTCAAGGTGGTACAGTAGGTGGTGCAGCAGCAGCATCTTTCGAGAAAGCAGTAATTGGTTCTAATGGTAGCACAGACTACACAGGAAACTCATCTAACGCTGCTGACATTACAGATGCAGGTATTCGTAGAATGCTTTTGACTCTGGATGATGCAGATGTACCGATGGACAATCGTGTAATGGTAGTTCCACCAATCTGTGCTAATGACATGCTTGGAATCAATAGATTTACAGAGCAGCAGTTCATTGGTTCTGGTGATGCTATTCGTACTGGTAAGATTGGTCAAATCTACGGTGTTGATGTTTACATTTCATCAAACTGCCCTTCAGCAGCAGGTAACTCTGGTGCAGATAGAGTAGGTACTTTAATGCACAAAGATGCTCTAGTTTTAGCAGAGCAAGTTGGAGTGCGTTCACAAACACAGTACAAACAAGAATACTTAGGTGATCTTTTCACTTCAGACACTATTTACGGTGTAGCTGAGTTAAGAAACGATGCTGGTGTAGCTTTTGTTGTACCTGGTACTTAATAGTTAATTAAGTTGTAACCCCTTCTTACGAGGGGGTTATTCTGAGTTAATTAGGAGTTTACATGCCTTTCTACGATTTTAAGTGTGAAGATAATCATGTGAGTGAAGAATTACGCTCTTATGATGAAATGAAAATGGGTATTGAATGCCCTAAATGTGGCAAACCTGCCCAAAGAATATACTCAATAAACGATGTTAGACCTAGTTATGGATATGAAATGACTAGATTTGCTATGAGAGAAAAGAAAAGACTAAGCAAGGATAAATTTAATGGACATATTTGAAGATACTACAGGCTCAGACTCTACAGATTTGCTTGAAATAGATCGCTTTAAAGCAAAGATACAAGAGATATGGACAAGGATGCTTACTGAGTGTTATTCGCATTACTATGACGAGGATGATGAAGATAGTCCTTCTATGGATGAGTTTATGGAAGCTAATGCCCTTAAATTTGCTAATGACCCTGAACCTGTAACCGAATTAGACACCCTTATGGACATGCTAGATGGTCTTATGGATGAGGATGAAGAATTAGAAAGTGTCCAGGCAGAAGGTAAAGCACCAACTTATGGCGGTAAACAACTATCTTCTCACAATGAATCAAGCAAAACGGAGAAAACAAATTATGAATATAACCACAAAAGCACAAAAACTCCAAAAGAGTCTAGTTCTGGAGTTAAAGGTGGTTCGTATGTGGGTACGCCTACAGTTCAAATCAGTAAAAGAAAAGATGCAAAAGTTATTACAAAGTATTCGCCACTTGTTAAAGAAATTAAAGACGAACTCATAGCTTTAGCAGAAAGACAAAAAATAGGTCGCAGAAAAATGAGGTTTAGACTCTAATGGCGAAATTGCAATGGAGAAAGCAAAAAACTCTAGCTATGCTTGCCAACAGGAGGCAATTTCAAAGAGAGTTTGATCCTGATGAATCTTCTGCTCAAGAAATAGAACTAGAACAAGGTGGTTATCTTGTTATTGAATCTTCACAAGCAAATACACCTAACTACATTATTACGGAGTAAATATGGCAACAACTAAAGTATCAGCCTTAGCAGCAAAAACCTCATTAGCAGGTAGTGAGGAACTATTAATTAATGACTCTGGTACTTCTAAAAAAGTAACAGCCACAAATTTACTAGCAGGTGTATCAGTTGCCGATGGCTCTATTTCAACTGCTAAGATTGCAGATGATGCAGTCACAGAAGCTAAACTAGCCAATGCAATCAATACAGCTATTGCTGCTAACACCGCTAAGACATCTAATGCTACACATACTGGTGATGTTACTGGTGCTACAGCACTAACCATTGCCTCAAGTGCGGTAGAAACAGGAATGATTGCTGACGATGCGGTAACTGCTGCTAAGTTAGCCAACTCCATTAATACTGAGATTGCAGCCAATACAGCTAAAGTAACTAACGCTACTCACACAGGTGATGTAACAGGAGCAACTGCTCTTACCATAGGTAATGATAAAGTTGTTACAGCTATGATATTGGATGACAATGTAACAGCAGATAAACTAGCCAACTCAATTAACACCGATATTGCTACAGGTGTGACAGCAGGTACTACAGCTAATGCTGCCCTGCCTAAAGCTGGCGGTACTATGACAGGTGATTTGATACTTGGTGATAATGTAAAGATAGAAATTGGTGATGCTAGTGGTGGTGATTTACAAATATACCACGATGGCGGTCATTCTCGGATTATGGATGCTGGAACTGGTAATATGACATTAGGTTCTAGTCAAGTTAATATTGTAAATGCAGCAAACAACGCAGACCAAGCAACTTTTACTGACGGAGGTTCTTGTGCTTTTTACCATAATGGAAGCAAAAAAATTGAAACGTCTACCAAAGGTTTAACAATAACAGGAACAGCAGTAGCCACCACAGACACCGACACATCAAACACAGGTTCAGTCACACTAGACTTTGCTGCTAATCAAAACTTTGTACTCACACTTACAGGTAATGTAACTCTAGCTAATCCATCTACGGAAACAGTAGGACAGTCTGGCTTCATTACATTCATACAAGATGGCACAGGCTCTCGTACAGTAGGACTAGGCACAGACTACGAAACTGCTGGTGGTGCTGGACTGACACTAACCTCTACAGCTTCAGCAACCGACATTGTTCCTTATGTTGTAGTTGCT